GAGCTGGACCCGAAGTATGTGGACGCTGCCATTGACCGATGGGAAAAGTTCACAGGGCAGAAAGCTGTCAAACTGAATTAAAAGGAAGGAGGTCGGTGATGGCTAACGAGCAGAACTTAAAAACGCCAAGCACGAGTGAAGCACGAGAAAGAGGTAGCAAAGGCGGTATTAATTCTGGTAAAGCTCGTCGCCGTAAAGCAGACCTCAGAAGAATGGCTCAGGAAGTCCTTGACGGTACGTTCAAGGATAAGCACGGCAAGGAATTCACAGGCGAGGAAGCTGTTATACAAGGACTGGTCGCTAACCTGGCAGACCCGAAGGGCAAGAACTGGGGCAAGGCTATGGACTTACTCGTTCAGCTTCTCTCAGCTAATAAGAGCCGAGAAGAAAAGCAGATGCTTAAGGCTCAGACAGCTCTTATCAAGGCAAAGGCCGAGCTGCTGAACGTATCAGACGATTCAGTTCTTGAAAAGCTCGACGATGTCCTGAAGCAGATCGGAGAATGATATGCCGTTCTCTGAAAAACAGAAAGAGTTCTTCAAGAATGCGAACTGCCGATGGAATGTCAAGGAAGGTGCGACCCGAAGCGGTAAAACATACATGGACTTGTATCTGATCCCGAAGCGAATCAGAGCAGTCGCAGGATTGCCAGGAAGAATATTCATTCTCGGCAACACTAAAGGAACGCTGCAGCGAAATATCATAGAGCCTTTACAGGAAATATGGGGAGATAAACTTGTATCAAGTATCAACTCCAACAATAAGGCTTATATGTTCGGTGAGGAAGTCTGGTGTCTCGGTGCTTCCAAGATCACCGCAAATGATATCCTTCGAGGTTCAAGCGTGAAGTACTGCTACGGCGACGAGGTTGTCACCTGGCATCCAGAAGCATTTATAATGCTTAAATCCCGACTTGACAGAGGATACAGCAAGTGTGACCTCACCTGCAACCCAGAAGGAAAGCTGCACTGGTTCAAACAGTTCCTTGATTCCGATGCTGATATGTTTCGTCAGAAGTACACGATAGATGATAATCCTTTCAATGATCCTGTGTTCGTTCAGGAGCTGAAGAAGGAATATGCCGGAACCGTTTACTATGACAGATACATCCTCGGCGAATGGGTGAACGCAGAAGGCATCGTTTATTCGATGTTTGACGAGGACAGGCACGTCACAACTGAGGAGTTCGATTTTTCTCCTGTATATTACGTCTCTTGCGATTACGGTACGCAGAACGCAACGGTTTTCTTGCTATGGCACAAGATAGCAGACGGACGCTGGCTCTGTGAACGTGAATATTATTATTCTGGACGTGATTCAATAAGGCAGAAGACGGACGAGCAGTACTGCGACGATCTTATCAAGTTCCTCGATGGTGTTCATATCAACGGAATGATTGTTGACCCTTCCGCAGCATCGTTTATAGCAGCTCTTCGGCGACGTGGCATTGTAGTCCTTCATGCAAGCAACGCAGTCCTTGACGGTATCCGCTTCACAGCAACGCTGTTGAATAAGGGTAGAATACTATTCAGGCCGTGCTGCAAGAATACGATTCAGGAATTCAACCTTTACAGCTGGAAGCCTGACACGGCTGACGATGAAGTTATTAAAGAGAACGATCATGCAATGGACGCTCTCAGATACTTCTGCTATACGCATCTTGCAACTGCAAAGGTCGGCACATCAAAACTGAGAGGATGATAAAATGTTTCTGCTGAACACAACAGAAGAACTCACAACGGAAAGAATATGCGAGTATATAAAGCTACATAGAACTGCACTGAATGAGCGATACGAGAAACTTGAAAGCTATTACAAGGGAGAACATGACATCCTGCTCCGAAAGCCGAAGCGGAAGAACGAACCGTGTAACAACGTTGTCTGCAACTATGCGAAGTATATTACAGACATTGGCTCCGGCTTCCTGATCGGCGAACCAGTATCATATCAGTCCGAGGAAAACGACCTCACTGACCTGCTTGAATGGTTCAAGGCTGCGGAAGTTGATGTGCAGGATAATGACAACGCCGAAGATCAGTCAATTTATGGCGTTGCTTATGAGCTTGTATATATGTCCTCCGACGAATCGCCAAAACCAAAGACGGCAAGCATACATCCGTCTCAGGGCTTCGTTATATACAACAATACGGTAGAATTACAGCCTGTCGCAGGCGTTTACTATCGTGAGACCAGAGATACAACGACACAGCAGGTCAATGGCTATAAAGTGGAAGTCAGCACAGACAAGCAGTATATTCGATTCAGTGTTACTGCTGACTATGCTCTAAATGGAGAAGTTACTACAGAAAGCAATCCGTTCGGGATGGTCACTCTCATTGAGATATATAATAATCGTTTCTTACAGGGCGACTTCGAGCAGCTCATCAGCCTGATAGACGGTTACAACAAACAGCAGTCAAACCGCATCGACGATAAAGAAGCGTTCGTCAATTCGCTTATGGTGCTCAAAGGTCAGACGCTCGGTGACACTTCGGACGAAAAGGCTGAAACAGTAAGAAGCATTAAGGAGAACGGTGTTGTTGAGCTTACTCCTGACGGAGAGCTTTCCTTCCTGACAAGGCAGTCGGATCAGCAGGGCGACCAGCTCCTTTCAGAATCAATCGCAAAAGATATCCACAAGTTTTCTTATATTCCTGACCTGACTGACGAGCACTTTGCTTCAAATGTCTCAGGTATTGCAATGCAGTTTAAATTATGGGGCTTGCTGCAGCTCATGAAAAAGAAGGAACGCTACATCAAGGAAGGACTGAGATATCGCATTAAGCTATTCTCGGCGATACTTGCTATCAAAGGAAAAACTCCTGTTGATGTTTCCAAAGTAACTATTACCATTACAAGAAATCTCCCGAAGAACCTCGTGGAGCTGGCTCAGGTAATAGGAAATCTCTCTGGCATATGCAGCAATGAAACACTGGTTGCACAGCTGCCATTCGTCGAGGATCCTGAAAAGGAAGTCCAGAAGGCGACAAAAGAGAAACAGGCTGCTATGGATGCAGAGTTCGTCATGGCTTCAAAGTCGGTAAACGACAATGACACGGAATGAGCAGTACTGGGTAGAAAGAGCGAATCGTCGCATGGACGGATATCAGATATCAGCTATCAAGAAGGCCAAGATAATAAACAAGGCTTATAATAAGACCTGTACTTATGTGCAGTCGGAAATAGCAAAGATTCTCCGCCACATCGGCGACGATGACAGCCTTGCATACGAGTACCGCATGAAGCGTCTGAACGCTCTTTTGGCGAGAACGCAGAAGAAGATGCAGGAGCTGTACGGTGTAACGCTAAACGATACAACGGACTTTCTGAGGAGCATTATTCCGGAAGCGTATTATCACACCATATTCGATATAGCACAGGGCATCGGTGAACAGCCTGCCTTTTCGGCAGTCAACACAAGGCTGATAGATCAGATTGTCAACGACCAGTGGAGTGGTAAGAACTACTCGCAGCGAATATGGTGGATTACAAGCAAGCTTTCAGAGGACGTGCAGCAGCTCCTGACAACTGCTGCAATGTCAGGTGAAAGCATATTTAAGACTTCACGACGGCTCTCAGAGCGTTTCGGTGAATCGATGAACAACAGTGTCCGCCTGATACGAACCGAAACGACGTACTCCTGCAATCAGGCGGAACTGGCATCATATGAGGAGCTTGACATAGATCGCTACAAGTACGTTGCAACGCTTGATTCAAGGACTTCTCCCATTTGCCAGAAGTTGGACGGTAAGATCTTCGAGACAAAGGATGCAAAGGCAGGCACAAACCTTCCGGCAATGCATCCGAACTGCCGAAGTACGACGATAGCTTACTTCGAGGACGGAATGCCTGATATCCGCATTGCAAAGGACAAGGACGGCAAGAACATCAAAGTACCTGCAAGCATGACATATGACGAGTGGTACGACAAGTATATCAAGCCCACAGAGGGCGAGAAAAGCCCACAGAAGCCACCGAAAGCACAGCCTGGTAAATCTGTCCCAGTAGAGATACCAGCTCCACAGGGCGCAGACAGTGGCTATACCGACGTTAAAATTCCGAAAAGAGGTAAATGATCATGGACGAAAAAGCATTACAGATTGTCAGAGGTTATATCGCAGCACATCTCGACAAGTCAGACCCGACACCAGAGTTCGAGGTATACACAGTATGGAAAGTCAAGGCATTGCAGAACTGGAAATATCTGCTTGCAAGCACTCTTCCCGACGGTATGTACTACGAGCTGACCTACAACGGCGACAAGCACGAAT